TCGGCAACAATCATGGGATAACACAACGCTTGAAAACGTGTTATCTGAAATATCCTCACGGCATGGTTTAACTTTAGCGTTGCATGACGACTACAAGCTTATTGAGATTGAGCACATTGACCAAACGGCCGAGTCTGATCTTGGCTTGATCAACCGGTTAGCGGATGAGTATAACGCCCTGTTCAAGATTGCTGATCAGCGACTTATCTTCACAAAAAAACAGGCCGGAGAAACCCTTGTCGGCCAATCTATACCCGTGCAAACCTTAAACCCCTTTGATGTTTTAAGCTGGGATTATCAGCAAAGCGAGCGGAGCGAAGTGACGCAAGTTAAGGCAAAGTGGCGCAGCGTCATTAAAAGCGATGAGCAATGGGAGGTTGCTGGAGAGGATGGTGTGACACACATCATTAACCGGCAACACAGAACAAGACAAGATGCGATTACGGCTGCAAAGTCTAAATTATCGCAATTGAAGTCAGGTCAAGAAACTCTATCACTAAACCTAGTTGTTACGCCAAAAACACCATTAATACGAGCGGAGCACCGTTTTTCTTTGCAAGGTTTAAGCAGCGCAACCAGTGGGATTTGGCTCGCAAAAACCGTCACGCACACCCTTACCAGTCAGGGCTATGCCTTGCGAATTGAGGCGTTAAAACCTGCGCAGGCTTTTTAAGGCGCAATCCCCTAAACTGGCTTCCAATAACCATAAAAAGGAAGTCAGCATGAAAAAATGGTACAAAATTAACGCGCTAAGCGAAGACAAGGGCGCGCGAAATGCCAGTGTGTCGATTCGCGGCAATATTGGCGAATGGGGCGTGTCTGATCAAGACCTGATTGATGACATACAAGCCCTTGGCGACATCAACGATTTACAAATCAATATCAATTCAAACGGTGGCGACCTGGCTATGGCACTAGGTGTGTTTAACTTCTTACGCAATCACCCTGCCAAAATTACCACCTACATTGAGGGCGTTGCCGCTTCGGCCGCGTCGGTCATTGCGATGGCAGGGGATGCCGTGATCATGCCCTCTAACAGTGTGATGATGATTCATAACCCTTGGACCGTTGCGATGGGTAACGCTGATGAAATGGAAAGCGCTGCGAAAATGTTGCGCAAGTTTGAAGACACCTTAGTCACCACTTATGCCGCCCGCACTAAGCTCGATAGTGACGAACTAAAGGTCTTACTGGCTGACGAAACTTGGTTTACCGCCACTGAAGCGTTTGAAAAGGGCTTTTGTGATCAAGTGCAAGATATTGGTGAAAACTATGCGCTTGCAATGGCTAAAGCCACCGGCATCCCTGAGTCCGTGCTAGCAAAACTGGAAGCGAGCTTAACAGACCAGGTCGGTAGTCAAAAGAGTGACGTTGACAACCAAGTCGAAAACCAAGCGCAAAAAACGGATTACTCGCAAGAAATCCAAACATTATGCCTAGCCGCCAAGCAGCCGGACCTTGTAGATAGCATGACCGCCTTGTCGGAGATTAAGGGCTTGGATGCCGTTAAAGCGGTGTTAGCTAGAACGGTGCAAACTCAGTTGCAGCCCACCGGTATCAATCCAGTGCAATCGAGCCAACAACAAAAAGAAAACACCAGCGCGGCAAAGCTCGCAAAACTTTCATTAACCGCAATCAACCGTAAACACAATTTTTAACAAGAGGTATTTATTATGAACTTAGGTATTTTTTCAGATGACGCTTTTTCTGTTTCAGAATTAACCCTGGCTATCAACGAAGCCCCAGCTTTGCCATCACGCATTAAAACCCTTGGTCTATTTGAACCAGAAGGCATTTTAACAACGTCCTTCACGATTGAAAAAGACGTGGACACTTTGGCGCTTATCCCTAACCAAAGCCGCGCCGCTACACCCGTGGGCACCGGCGGTTCTGCGCGCTCAGTTCGCTCATTTGCAACCACTCACTTACCTACTCAAGACCTCATCACCGCGGACGATATTCAAAACTTGCGCGCATTCGGCCAAGCGTCAGAGCTTGAAACTATGCTGGCCTTTGTGCAAAAACGTTTAGCAAAAATGCGCCGCCGCATTGACGCTACTATTGAGTATCAGCGCGTTGGCGCAATTAAAGGCTTAATCTTGGATTCTGATGGCACCACAGTGATCAGTAACTTGTTCACAGACTTTGGAATCACTCAGAACACAGCAACGCTATCCTTAAACTCAGATACTGCGGATTTGAGAGGCGAAATCTTCACCGCGACCGACAAAGCCTTGGAAGCACTAGGTTCAGAGCCAAACGCTGGATTCCGTTGTCTTTGTGGTAAAGAGTTTTTCCGCGCACTTATTGCTCACCAGAAAGCGCAAAAAGCTTACGAGCTTTATGAATCGGGTGCCAAATTGCGTGAAGATGTACGGAATGGCTTTGAATTTGCCGGTGTAACCTTCGAAGAGTATCGCGGAGCCATTGGCGGCACGCCGTTTATTGCTGGCGGTGAAGCGTATCTATTCCCTGAGGCGGTAGACGGCATGTTCATTACTCGCAACGCACCGGCCAACTGGATCGAAGCCTCAAATACCATCGGGCTAGAAATGTATGCCAAGCAATGGCTGAAAGACGATGGCCGTGGCGTAACGGTTGAAGCGCAAGCTAACCCGTTATCCATCTGTTCTCGCCCGAACGCGGTTGTTAAATTAACCATTACAGCTTAGGTGTAGATCGTATGATGAACCGCTTAACGGGGAATGCACTTGCAACTGAAATCGCGCACTTGCGCCAAAGCGTGCAAGACATCCTCACTACCCCGTTAGGCAGTCGCGTCATGCGGCGAACTTACGGTTCCCGCCTGCCTGAGCTGGTGGATGCACCTTTAAATGAGGATACAAAACTGGATTTAATTACCGCTACCGCCGAAGCCCTAAGAATTTGGGAGCCTAGGCTGGTCGTTAAATCCATTCAAATTCAATCAGTGGACGCGGGAAAAATCACGCTGTCACTGGAAGGCGAGTACAGGGTGCAATCCGGCACCTTGACCACGCCGATAAATTTAAACGATATAGTCGTTAACTGAGCACCCAGTCATGAACGTAATTAACCTTTCACAACTGCCCTTTCCGGGAGTTATTGAAGAACTGGATTTTGATTCCACGCTTGCAAGCATGAAGGCACACCTGATCGCGCTAGATCCTGAGCTGGAAAGCGTGATGGCTTTGGAGTCTGATCCAGCGGTTAAGCTGCTAGAAGTGTGCGCATACCGTGAAATGCTGTTGCGTTGGCGAATTAACCAAGCCGCTAAATCTGTGATGCTGCCCTATGCATCCGGTGTGGATTTAGATAACTTGGCGTCATTGTTTGGCCTAGAGCGTCTTGAAGGCGAAAGCGATGAGGCTTTGCGCTACCGCACGCAACTTAGCATGGAGGGGTTGAGCAATGCCGGTACGTTGGGCGCGTATCGCTACCATGCTTTAGGCGCGTCCGGCGATGTGCAGGATGTGCGCATTTATCATCACAGTCCAGGCGTGGTGGGCGTAGTGGTGCTGTCAAAAAATGGCAATGGAGCAGCGGATTCCGCGCTGCTTAATCAAGTGTCCGTAACTCTTAACGCCGATGATGTTAAAGCCTTGTGCGACACACTTATTATTGAGTCGGCTCAGATTATGCCGGTGAACTTACTCGTGCATTTGCGGATTTTAAGTGGGCCAGATGCGGCGCTAGTGGTATCGCAAGTGCAAGCCAATATTGCTAAACTCAAAACAGCGCTTGGGCTTGGTGATGGCTTAAGCCTGTCCGCCGCCTACAAGGCCGCACATGCTAAAGGCGTGAGCAGCGCCAACTTGAATCTGACTGCTGACATTGATGCCAGTCCAAATCAACGCATTGATTTAATCTTGTCTAACTTGACGTTTGAGGTGGTCAATGGCTGAGGAATTTGTCAGCTTATTGCCCAATAACAGCACGCCACTTGAGCGCGCGATAGAGCAGGTTTTTAGCGATAGCTTACCATCTGAGCAGGCTATAAAAACGTTATGGGATGCCGATTCCATCCCATCAAACTTACTCGGAGTATTGGCTTGGAGCTTGTCGGTGGACGATTGGCAGCATGATTGGCCAGACAGCGTTAAGCGCGAGGTGATTAAGGCGAGCCATGGCGTGCACGCGCAAAAAGGCAGCGTCGCATCAATCAAGGCCGCACTGGCCGCAAGCGGCTATCCACAAGCACAAGTGATTGAAAACGTGACTCAGCAAGCGAACTGGGTTGCGCTTGGCGGCCTGTATCTGGACGGATCAGCACTACTTAACGGTCAGCTATTCTCGGTCGAAACCCCGCCCGGCAGCATGACGACCCACTGGGCTGAGTATCTGGTCGAATTCAACTTGGCGCAAGCGCCGGCACAATCAGCCGACCAAGCAAAGCTTCGTAAGCAAATCGAATCGATTGCCCCCGCGCGATGCAGGCTGGCGGCGCTGCTTTACCGGTTTGCGCAAGACTTTCATGCGCCGATAGTCATTAGCAGGCCTGCTAACACTGTTGAGATTAATTTTAAAGCGTGCCGATCACTTGGCGTACACAAGCCGGCGCGCATCGATGGGTGCCGACCTTTGTCCGGTGACAGCGCATTGGTCAGTTTGGCAGATATAGAGCTGCTTAACGGCCGCACAAGCCTTGCCGGCTCAATGCCAATCGGCGACCCGCTTAATCACGGCTGGGGGATGGCAGGCCTTAGTATAGGCCAGTCATTAAGCCTGCAAAGCGCGCATATCAAACGGAGCGATTGGTCACTGGGCGATACTTTTTACGATGACACGCTCAGCGGAGTGCGCACACTGGGCGCGCCAATACTGGATGAGAGCAACTTGCTAAACGGCGCAATCAATCTATCGCTAGCCGCGCTAGGCGGGCCATTTTATGTACTCCTTAATGGCGCTCGCACGCTTGGCAGTGAGTCCAGTTCGCTTGGC